AAAGTCTATTGGCTGACCACTACCTGTAACGGTTGCAGCTTTAATATTCGTTGCCATGTTATTCCCTTCAATCCTAGAAAGAGTGGAAGAGAGTTTTTACACTCTCTCCCATCTTTGCAATATTAACTGGACCCAGGAGATCCAAAGTAACTACGCCAATCAGAGAACCCAAAGCTGTAACGCTCACGGGCTTTGAAGCGAAGATTACCAGTATCAAAGTCTGGTTCCATCTTGGTTTGCAGTGGCACACGCACAAACGTCTTAGCACCATTTGGCACATCGGTTTTGATAAACCATGCGTTGGTATCCGTAAACCTACGATTAACGTAGAACCCATCAGGCACCATACCCATATGCCTAACGGCATTAATGTTGTTCTGGGCATAAGCATCACTTCCACCAGCAGTAGTTGTTCCTGGTGAATGTAGGATCTGATCTGCAGTGTTCCACAAATCAGCCGGGATATGCAACGATACAGACGAAGCACCAATTAGAATCCCACGATCATCCTTGATCTTTTGGACATTGGTAAGTACCGTTTCCAAAGCAGATTCAGAAAGATCGTTAGAACCAATATGGTTCGACTGTACGCCATCCGATACCGTAGGATGCGAAGTGCTAAAGAAAGCTACGCCATCACCACCAACATAAGCAGCCGCTGTACTAAAGCCATTATTAAAGACATTAGCACCCTTCACCTGCTTAGTGTTTGCCATCGCACGAGCAAGACCACGAGCACGAAGTTTGGAAAACGTATCATAGAGATTGTCTTCCATCGCCTCTTCAGTAATTGCAAATGCAAGGGAAACAGTTTCGTTGGTATACCGTGAAACGTAAGTTTCTTGTGCGGTATCATAACTTACTGCAGCACCCTCACCCTTAACAGGTGCGGTTGCAAAACCAGTAAACATAACCTCTTCTTCAAAAGCTCGATCAGAATTCTCGCTTTCAAAAAGTGGTTCTGTCTCGTTGTTAACCTCCCCGTACTCAAGACCGAATACGGCATTAAGACCGGGAAGGAGTTCTTTAGCAATATTAGCTCTAGATATAGCCATTTTCTATCCTCCCCTATTAAATTGGGCCAACAACACTAGCAGCCACATCGAATACTGACCTAACATCACGCAGAATTCGCACTTCCAAAATTGGGAAGGCACGTTCTGTCGCAACGTCGATATCATTACCCGGTATGTCTTCAACGCCAACAGCTTTAACTTGAGCCGTTGTCGCTACTCGTGAAGCAGCCTTAACGCCAAAACCAGACATACCAGTTGCGGTATTACCGGCTCCAAGTGTTAAGTCAAAGTTAAGATTATTGATGTCACCCGAACTACACGATGCATCAGCCATTACATAGAAGGTGGCGTTTGCTTGACTTATTACTTGTGCCTGAATATCACTCGCTGAAGTATTAGCAGGCCAATATTTAGACCAAGTAGGAACGCCATCTTTAGTATAACTCACACCGTGGAAAACGCCAATAGCATAATCCGCAGCAGCGGACACTGGTTCAATATTACCTAAACTTACCTTTACCAGATCACCCCTAAACATATTTCGGGCATCTGCGCTGGCAATAGGCAATGTCTCCATACCAGTACTATTAGCACCTGAACCATACATACGTGCAGGTCGGAGTCCACCAAGAACGGAAACTTTAGTATCCATAGTTAGTTACTCCTTTCATAATCATAACTAAAAGAATCAGTCCTGAAAACGAGGACTTCTTCCCTTTGTCACAGTTGACTTACTATTATTATAAATGGGCATACGAGAATTAGACTTACTCATTAATTGATTATCAACAGCATCCATTAATTCGTTAGCCTTATTTTCATAATGCTCTCTCCTCGCTATTGCACGACCTTCAGGCATTTTTGCTAGGGCTACATCTCCCCTAACAATCGCACCTGCATAGCGACCATTTTCCTTCACGACGGAACTTGCACTTAGTTCAGGTACTTCATCCGGTGTTACGAACACCCATCCATCTTTAAGACGTTTGCCTACATTCTGGTAGTCATCCCCACCTCTAAGTTGAATTCGTATCCAACGCAAAACCATACCTTCGTTTTTGAATCTTTCAGTTATCTCATCTGGTAACCACATATTATCATATTCATCGAAAGTATATTCCTGCGTATAGCTGTCTCGTGTTTGATTTTCCCTTACTTCAGTACTACGTGAGTCTGTACGTGCCATGATTATTACCCTCCACGCCTATCGGTTACAACATTTGTGTACTCACCTTCTGCTTTATCTATCTTAAGCTTTTCGGCGGCGTACACTTCAAGTGGTATCTTCCATTTGTTAGCCAAACGTAAATCTTCCTGGCTTAACTTAACCTTTCGGTTAGAGGCAGTGCTGGGGGAGCGTGATGTCCCAGCGACCACTTGAGCAGGTGCTAACGTCTTTTCCTGCTGACGGGGTTGTGAATTCTCTTCCTCTTCTTCCACATTCTTAAACTTATGTGGAAATTCTTTATGAAGTCGAGCATTCACTTCTTCATAAAATTCATCGTCCGAAGGATCATACCCTTCTATTTTTAATTTCTTGTCAATTTCTAAAGCACCATAAGTCATGATCTGATCTTTACCAAACCAATCGTTTTCTGAAGCCCAACGCATAGCTTTAGGATCTGGTTTAAATCCTGTCTGTTGTTCACTATTTTGTTGACCCTCCGCTGGTTGATTATTCTCATAGTCTATTAATGCAGTTTTAGCTTCAGTAACTCTATGCTTTTCAAATTGTGCTTGATTTAAAATTTCCTGTGATTGTAAAAGCTGTTCCTTATCTCCACTATCAAATGCATTTAAATACGCAGCCCTAGCTAATTCTATTTTATCGTCAATTTGCTTTTCACTAATTTCGATATTTTGTTTTATACCAGAAGCTACTTCATTCTGTTTTACATCTAATTGACCTTTAAGTTCATTATTAGAGTGTATTAAATTTTCAATTTTTTCATCACGTTCTTTACGTTGACGAATTAATTTACGAATTCTTTTTTCAGCCCCCTTAGTTTCGATACCTTCCAGTTCAGGCTCATCTGGTTTGATCGGAGGTTCCTCTGGTTCTGGTTTAGGTTTTTCCTCTGAAGCTGTTACTTCTTCTTTTTCAACTTCAATTTCTAAATCAGAATCTTTAGAAACATTCACCTGATTCCAGCCTTCAGTATCTTCTTCTTTTACTTCTACTTCAGTCTCTTCAACTTCTTCTTTTTCAGCCATTTATATCTCCCGTTGTTGACGAATCCAAACGAATTTACGTCTAGTTAATGTAAGTATATACTATAACCATAGGGGTATGCAAGTTTTTTTTAGTTACTTAGGTTATAAGTTGGATCTAAATGTTTAGGAGAATCGACAGTCATTAGTATTTGATCATCAAATAACAGGATAAACCGTTGACCCTGATAGAACAATTTACTACCTGAATGCTTTCCATAACATACATAATCCCCTACCTCACACCACGGACCATTTGGGAATTTAGATTTATCTGCATATGAAATCTCTCCCATAACTACTACCCGTCCTACAGTTGTCAGATAAGCCATATCATCCTGTGTAGAATCAGGAATAAAAATTCCACCTTTAGTCTTATTCTTTACAGAACATGGTTTAACTAAAATGTGAAATCCTGGAATATGTGGTAAAATTTCTGGATCTTTATCTTCGTCAATCGCATCGATCCATTGATCGTTCTTTATAGCTTTCGCTAACGCCGGTTGTCTCATTAGAAATCCTCTTCATCGTCTGAATGTTGCCTACGTTTAATAATATCCGTTACTTTCTGGCGACACCAATCTATACTACTAATAGACCCAACAAGTTGTCTATAGTGTGCATAGTCTTCTATACCTCCCGATGCAAGAGAATTCTTAAGATTCTCTATTTCCTTATTATACTCTTGTACTATTTCATCCCAAATATCCATGCATTATCCCCATTGACCATAATGCAATAATTAGAGCAATCATAGCAACCCATAGAGATTTACACTTAGTTCCACATTGGCAATGCCCAGGTGCGAACCAACTCTTTAGCCATCCTATCATTTGCATTCTCCTTATTAAATATATGGACCTTTATTAATTCTAACCTTTTTCTTAGGATTAGGAACTTTCCAAGTATCTTTAGCAAACTCGTCTTCGATACCATTTTTTGCCCGAACACTCCATTCACTGGCAGGAATATCATCCCAATCACCGACACTGGTATTTTTATCTCCGTTACCCCAAACACCACCATTAAGTGATTTGCTCATTTTACTTCTCCTTCTGTTGTAGTCGTTCATCCCGATGAGTTTTAATATTTTCTAATTCTATATCTCTAGACGTTTTTTGATCTTCCATTGCAAAGTCAGCTTTTATATCTGCCAATTTTAATTTACGTTTCGTTTCGTCTTCTAATGTAGCTGTCGCAATCTTTGTCATCATATCCAAAGCTTTCATACTTTCCTTGGCAGTCCGATCTTTCTCTTTCTCTTCCGCTTTCATAATAGAAGATGCACCATCTTTAAATGCATCTACCTTTAGCTGATCTTCCTTCAAATTAAGTTCTCTATTCTTTAATGCCATTTCGGCTGTTTCTTTCATAGTATCCATATCAAGTTTTTCTTTCTCCAACATTAATTGACCTTGTTGAAGTTGGATAGTTTGTTGTTCTATAGATCCACCCATTCCTTGAGCAGCTACTTGATTAGCCTGGGCAACCTGTTGTGCAGCTTGACCCATCGCCTGTTCAATAGCTGCAGGATCTTGTGACCCACCAGCTAACTGTTGAGTAACCCCACTCATCTGTTCCTGATACTTCATTACCGAATGCTCTTGAATATTAGCCTGAATAACAGGAGCGATACGCTGCATAATAGGATTAGCCCCATTCATAGGATCTTGTAAATATGCCATCTTCACCTGAATATGAGCCTGATGATCCTGACCAGGGAATGCAGCAATAGGTAATCCCTTAGTCGCTGCCATAATATCCGATACCGGATCAAGCTTTTGTGGCTGTTGTTTAGGTGGTAAGATTTCTTCTATATTGGGCATATTGGCAGAATTAAGAATAGTCCTATTAAGAGCTTCTAAATTGAACATACCAGGAGGCGAGTTCTGGGCAAGTTGAAGTGCCATTTGCGCCATCATCATCCTGTGTGCATTTGAGGGAATGTTTGGATCACTGACAGGTAAGACATCCACACGACCATCAAAGTCCTTCCTAAAGATTTGCTGATTAGCATTAGGAATCTCATACGGATATTCAGACGGCAGGTAGTCATAATCAATTGCAGCCAACAATCTGAATTCATCTTTCTGAGACTTATGCAGTCGTTTATGAACTGCACTAAAGAACTTGCTTGAGGCTTCTAGTAATGCCATTGTCGTACCGACAGGACCATAGGATGCACCATCAGAAATTATTTGTTCTGAACTATCTGCAAACTTTTGTCCAGCCGCTGAAACAAACTGAAGCATCTGGTAGAGAGTAGAGGAAGGCTCCTTGTACGGCAAGGGAACAATAGCCTTTGCGAGATCCATACCAGTTGATTCAACTTCCTTAAATTCACCAGGAGCAATAGGATCATTGTCTCCAACTACCCGTACACCCTTTGCTTTAAAACCTCCTGGTAAGTTCGCAAATTGACCCGCATCTACTAACGCTCTCATGGCTGCAGTAGCAGTCATGGTTAGATTGCCTAAGAAATGCATAAGGCCAAACCCATAAAAACCAAACCCAGGAACGAAACGATAATGTGTGAAGTGTATTTTCTTCTGTCTGTTGGGATCGTCTGGTTTGAAGTTTCTACGAATACTTAAAACTTTTTTAGATTTCTCTTCCACCGTTACAATGTATGGTAACGACACACCATCAGGATCGTTGAACGGTTCAGGAAGATCAAGATAACAATGTTGCTCTAGTAAAATATATTGAGGATCGTTATCACTGGAAGGAGAGAACCCTAGAATCGTATTCATCTTCTCTTCCATAGCACCTTGTTCTGGAATTCCAGCGTCTGGTAGATCTATCTCATTATAAATCCCTGCCGTCATATCACGTTTAACATCGTTAGGACTACGATAAATAACATGGGTATACCGATCTGCCCTACGCAAGTCACTTGCATAGTAGGATACATAGAATTGATCTATAGGTACAAATTCAGATACGGGCCTTCCCAACCCCGCATCGTAATAAATCTTTTTAAAGGCTGATCCCATTAACGGTAGATGGAACAACATCCTTTCAAACTCATCGAAATATTCAGTCATCTGTTCCGTTAACTGATAGTTCATAAAGTCCTTAACACGGTTAGCTTGTGCTTCCTTTTCAGGAGTTTGCTTACCAATGATCTGGGTTTTTACAGGACCAGCAGAAGGAAAGAGTTCCTGTGAAGCTTTTGATTGGAATTTAACTGTTGCTTCTATAAGAAGCGGATGTACTGCCGTACACGCTCCCTCAAATGGTTCACTTGCATCTTGAAGTTTTAAGCCTAATAGATCAAAACCTCTTTCAAACATATTTTCCCATTCGCTACGGGAGTCTTTATCACTTTGATAATTATCATAAACAATGGTAGCGATTTCCGATAATTCGGAATCGTCTAGTTTCTCACATAAGTCATCATACCATTCGTCCAACCCAGGAGGAGTTTCTTCTATAATACTTTCTTCAGCACCAAACTCAACAGTAACCCCACCATCGTCATCTGGCTGGATAGAAGTCATGCTTTCTTCTTCCACCCCTATATCCATAGGAATGACGTTGGACTTAGCTAAATCAAACGGATTCTTTTCTACTGCCATATAATATCCTCCACTATATTATACACTATACACCTAAAAGTTCCAGTACGCAACTCTTTTTTTCGTTCTTGGCTTATCTTCCCAATCTGGATCATCTGGATGAAGTAACATCCACGACTCTTTTAAGTAGTGAATAGCCATTGTCATTGCATCTACCTGATCATCGTGCGG